CTTCAAAGTCAACATCCAAGATGTCCAATGTTTTATCACTGCTTTTCACGGCGTAGCTGTCTAAAAACTTTTGCGCTAACTCTTTATGGACGATCGCGCCAATAGCAACCTGATTATCAAAAACTCCCGGAATATTTCTGACTATGTACATATCAGCTGCGCACCGTTCCACTTTTACCAGCAATCCATTAATTTTGTATGCCTGCATTTTTTTCCATCCTTTTCATCGAGCAAATTTCCATCTTTACAATCAAAAAGCCTGTATATTTATCTATTGAGCCAACACGCTTGTAGCCGTTAGTCCTGCACCTTTTCAAGCACATACATTTGCCGCAGATATGTTCCTGCTCAACCAGTTCTTTAAGTTCGTCTTTATTTTTCTTGATCCATTCAGCTTCTGCTTCTGGCCAATGTTCTTTAGCGTAGCAGATTATTTCATCTTCTTCGACAGAAACTTTGAAATACTGCGCCGCTTCCGCAAACCTGCCTGCTTTTGCCAACTCTATTATTTTTGCAATCCGTTGAGGTTTTTGAACATATTCCGGTACTTTTTTCGGAGCGGGCGGTGTTGGAAGTAAAGCTTCTTCCTCTGCCGGTTCATTATTGCCCAGTTCTGCAGCCTGACTGATGAAACCCCACATTTCAAGTTCATCAGGATATTTTTTACAGGAAGCAAGGGCAAGCTCAGCTGCTTTATCGAATACAACGGCATCAACAGTACGGAACGCAACCAGCCATTCATCACACAGCCTTTTGCGCATGGCAATATCCATGCTGGCAGAAAGTTTACCGTTTATTTCCATGATCGGCATCTTTTTCTTATCAAACTGGTAAAACGCTTTTAAAACATTTTGCTTTGTTATAACATTCACGTTATGCCCTCCTGTCTGTAAAAATCATCCAGCGACTGCTGTGCAGCTTTATTGTCATTTGGCAAACCATCTGTAAGCCAGTTACCAAGTATGCCAAAAAGATAATTCTTCGGATTACGAATCACTTTACCCCTGTTAGCTGCTTTTAGCTCTCTTACAGCCTGCAATACCCATACGGCTTTAGCACTAACAGCAAAAGCTTGCAGCATTTGTATTTCATCGCCATCAAGCCTGTGTTTTGCACTTGTAAAAGCAGCATTGTATTCCTGCAAAGCTGACACAAATTCAGGTTCCGATGCAACACTGCGCAGCTTCTTGTTCGTGTCAGTGTTGTTTAATTTATTTTTTAATAATATATAATTCTTGTTATGTGTCGCCAAAGATATGCCCAAAGCTGTTCCCTTTGGTGTTTCCGCAGCGGCAATATTTTCACTGGAAGCCCTTGCAGTATCGGCATTCGCAAGTGTCTCCAAATCTGTTCCCAAAAGTGTATCCAAAGTTGTATCCGCCAGCTGATAGCATTCCCAGTTTTTGATACGCACGATCGTACCTTCACGCTTACTTCTGCATTCTAAAAAACCGACTACGGCAAGACGGTTAAATTCACTTGTAAGCTTTTTTAAAGATACGCCACAGCTTTTAGCAAAGCGGCGGTAGCTGATAAACAATTCACCCGGATTCAGCACAGCGTTTTTATCTGTTGTTATCTGCCAGTGCGTGACACTATGGCAGGCAGTTAACAGCAATGTAATCAGTATTACCTTGCCTTCTGCATCCGCACCACACCACGCACGGCTTTTCAGCAATTTACGATGCAATTTTATCCATCCACTCATAGCCCTTAACCTTTCATGGATGCGACTATATAAAAGCTATCGCTGCCTGTAGCACGCACAAAAAGCGGCTTATACTTGCCATTGCTGCCAATAGTAACACTATCACCGCGGCAGTTATAAATAAGCCTGTACAGTCTGCCAGCCGAAAAATAATTTGTATCTTCGTCCTGGCCGATAGCGGCATCTAAAGCAATGCTTTCAATACCAGTCCCAGCGATGCTGACAGCTTCGATATAAAGCCGCTCTGCGTCACTGCACATTTTTATCTTACTGCCTATTTCATCGCCAACAATAACTGAAGCTCTTGATATTGCTGCCAGCAGCCTGCTTTTGTTAATAGTTATACGCTTAGTTTCGCTGTTGCCCGCAGCCATCTTTTCACAGTCAGGCAAGCTGCCGCTTACTGACTGACACATATAATCAAAGCGCGGCGCAGTAACAAAAATACCCTGCGCACTGCTGACCAATCGGACTTCACCTAATTCAGCCAGTTCCGCAATGTGCTGGATATTCAAGGGCAGCAAGATCAATTTAACAGCCTGATTGCAACATGCAGGCGGAACTACATACTTTGCAACACAGGAATTTTGCGCACTCCAGCAGACGGCACTGCCATCGTCCGCAATATTTATTTCTATCCCACCCCTTGCACCAACAGCATCTTTAGCAATAGCAGCACCGCAATGCTTCATTGCCTCCTGTAAAAATCCTGTAGAAAGGCACACGCCGCCTTCAGGTATCTTCAATTCAGGCAGGCGGGCTGATAGTATCGTTAAATTATATTGACTGCTCTCTACAACGATCTGCAGCTCTTTTTCAGCAAAAATAAGCCTTACATCACCTGTAAAAGTTTTTGCCAAAGCCAAAAAGCGTTTACATTCAACACAAATATCAGCTGATTGACCGCAGCCGTTGCTTATTCCTTCCATCCTGTACGTCAGCTGCTCCGTAGCTCCTGCCCGGCAGAACATAAGCATATAATTATTATCTTTATGGGGGCTGACAGCTACGATGCGTAAAGCTCCGGCCATTTGTTTTAGATCATCATCCTGCTTTTTGCCAGAAGCCATATTGCCACCGATCAGCGCAACATATTCCAAAGTTTTTTTGAGTTCCTCAGAACTAACATAAATTTCAACAGCCATAGCATCACCTTATATTTTTTTATTTATATATATTCTATTTAACACTTTTCTCCGGCACCGCATCCTCTGTATATCTAAATTTATCCCATAAACAGGATTCCAGCCGTCTAATTTGAAGTTCCAAATCAGCTTCCATATCAGAAAGGATATGTTGAGAAAGAATGTTTACAACTTCTAGTTTGTCTTCACTAATATCACCATGAAAGTCAATCCTTCCATCAACACCCATACGGCTTCCTTTACCAAAATAGTAAAATCGCATTTCAATACCAGTAGCCTCATACTTCATTTTTTCTTTAAGTTCAGTCACATCTTTCAAGCATTTAGAGTAGTACCGTTTACATTCTAAAAGCTCCATCAGCTCAGCAACCTTTTCTTTATTCAAAATATTATTTTCCATATCTATCACCGTTCTTCCGCATGTATTGTTTCTACCGCAAATAACTTATTAACAGGCTTTTGTAAATTCCAATTTGCCGGAAATCCATTTGTAATAATTCCACAACAGCTATGTCCCAATCCCAAAGGACAATCCACACATTCGGTGTGTTTTGTGCATTCATTTTTAATTGTTTCCAGTGCTTTATATAAATCCATATTTATGCCATCCTTTCAGTAGTTTCATCAAATATACCTGTTTCAATCTTCTGAACAACCCGACCATTTTCAGCAACTTTTTTTGCATTATTATCTGAAATAACAGCTTTAGGATATTTAGTACTAAGCTGTGCTTCAACAAATATTGCTTCATCACCAGTAGCATCCAAGCTTTTGCTTGCCTTGATATTAATAGTTATGTTGCCTTTATCACCAATATCTAATTCATTAATAAGCTTTCTAAATTCGCCGGTGAACAAAAAATTCAAATCACCATCACACAAATTATTTAAATCAACTTCCTCGGCCTGATATGCTTCACCAGTCCGTTTATTGACATACTCCATAATTTATTTCCTCCAAAAAAGATAAATTCCCATAGCGGTAAGCAAAACATTAACTGCAGCCATAGATGCAATAAAAAATATTATCGTTAGAAAGGTATATTGAATAAGCTCAAATAAATTCATATCCATAATATTCACCCTTCCTTTTTACTCCTAATATGTTTATTCAAAGTGTTTATGACTTCCTTATCTTCATTTTTAATCATCTGAATAGCTAAATCCGTTACGCATCTATTACAAATACCAACTTCACTGTTATGAAAATAAAAACCATTCATCAACACTTCTTCACAACGACAGCAGAAGCTTCTTTTGTCCATATTAAACTCACTTCCTTAACCGTTTTGTGTGGTTATCTGTTTATAACGCTCATGTTTTTCAAGACCTTCTACCATAAAGGCAAGTCTTAAATCATTAGGATTTATTTTGTTAGTAGGTTTTTCTGTTGTTATTGATTCCGGCGGAAAAATTTGATTTTTAACTAAAAATGCATCATAAAACATCTGCAGATCTTCATTCATAGCTCTTATATAAAAATCACACATTTCCTCAATTTCTATACATTTTGTTTTTGATGCTTTTATACCAACCATTTTAGTCCTACACCCTTTGTTGTAAGCACTAACGTTTCCTAAAACCATATAAGCCACTTGCCAAATAAGACGTTGCTCTAACTTTGTTTTGTATCTAATCCATATTATTGTTTCCACATCTTCAGCAATATCTGCATCAGTTATTCCATATTTTTTCTTTAATCGTTCTAAAATTTCAGCTGCATTAGTCTGTTCGCCATAAAATCCAGCTTCAGCAAGCTTTTTTATTTTTGAAAGTAATTCAGCTTTGCTATTCATATTTATTTGACCTCCACATTTTAGTCCGTGCCGGCGCATGATTATTCCAACGGCAGATCATTTCTTCTATAGTTACTTTTGCCTGCATGGTGTTTCCACATTTGCAGCGAATATACTTATAACCACGATCGCCAAACTCCATATGCACACGCCGCCCACAGCTCCGACAATGGCAAAGCTCGGCAACTCCGAACATATTAAGCTGATCGGGAAAGCAAAAGAAATTATAGCTTGCCAAAGTATTAAGTCCAATGCAGTCACAGCACGGATAAACACCCGGATGCCGTTTATTTTTCCACCGACAGTTATTACATTCAGGTTTCATTTTCCCGCGACCTCCATATTAAAAATAATATGTTCCCCCGGCAGAATATAGCTGCCCAAAGCATTATCCCTTTCAGCCTGTGCGCAAATTTCCCGCCAGTCGCGCTGATCGTCGTACGTTTCTTTTAAATCGCAAATTATTTCTTCCAAAGTATCTCCTGTCCGCACCGTTACAGTTACAGCAACGGTTTGCTTAGGTTCATCCATAAAAAACGAATAATACAAGCAGCAGGCCAACCCTAAAACAGTTAAAAAGTATTTCACAATATCACCCCACTATGATAAAATAATGGGTAGATGTGTACTGCCCAGTTACATCTACCCTTGAACGTATAGTGCGTCAACACTATACGTTCTTTTCTTTTTCATTATTCATTTACATCCCTCCCTATTGTGCAGCAGCTCTACGCTTGGCCAAAAGCTTTTTAGTTTCACTTTTAAGATCAAGAATATCGCTTTTAAATCGGTTTTCATCACTAGGTTTATTTTTGCGAAAACTGATTATATTTGCAGCATGCTGCATGTTTTTCATACTGGCAGCCTTCAGCTCAGCCTGTCGCTGATCCTGATCGCGCAAGAAAGCAATAACATCTTCATCCCAAACTCTGATCGGGCATCCGCGTTTACCGCCTCCACTATGCGGTAACAAGCCACGCTGGCAATAATTCAACATATCATAATAACTTGCGCCATAGATTTTACAAAACTTGCTCAAACTCATACGCTGCATTTACTGCACCACCTTTCAGCACCAGCCGGAACTCCTTTTATTCCAGCATTTTGCATTTTTACGTTCAGACCTTTCTGTGATCCTAAAACAGCAGCTGACACGCTTCCGCACTTTTATTCTGCGATTAATCGCTTTGATGCAATCGAGTACGCATCTCAGCCCTAATTCTATGTTTTTTCTCAAATCGACCATCACCCGGCAGACCTGTTCTACATTGATAAGTACAGGCCAATTCAGCCCACCAATGTTTAAATGCGTATCCTGAACTTTTTTCATATTTACCCCCTTAAAAGTTTTAGGAAACATATAATATGAACAACTAGAAAAAAGTAAAATAAATAATCACCTTGCACATGAAATGCAAGCGTAGCTGTTAAGTTACATAAATATAAGATACGATAATCGCAATCGTCCCACTTTTGTGTAGTTTTTTTCATTTTAAGCACCATCATTAATCACGGTTCATCAACCAAAGAAACCAAAAATAGCTCATAACAAGCAATAAAGTATTAGCAGATGCCGTGGCATACAAGCTTTCTTCACCGTTTAAAACATAAACAAAAATATTAGCCACCGATGTAGCAATTATTATGCCTATCATATGAAGATAGGCTTTTTTTAATAGCTTCTTCATTACTCTAAAGGAATATGCTTTTCTTTCAGCATCTAAGTTTGCATTTCCTATACAGTTTTGTTTATATGCTTCAAGATAATTCCTTGAAGGCGGTGAAGGTGGTTTTTTAGGTACGTTCATATAGTGAAAACGAGACATTTCATCACCCCTTTGTTACATAAACATCTACACTATTAGCTGTTATTCCAACATATTATAGAAAGCTTTATTATTGCCGCCCTGATTTTTCAGGGCTTTTTTTCTTTTCACTCATATCCTTATCGCCTTTCCATGCAGTAATATCGCAAATATGGTAAAATATAATTTATCAAACATAATTTCCAAAGGAGTTGGATCAATGTTAGAACATTGGTATTATATACTTGCTATTCCGCTATATAAACTTATTAGTAATCTCATAAATTTACATAATACGAAAAAGATACATCATTTGTATATAATATGGATTGAAACCGAGACAGGCTACGCTGAACTTACTCAGGAAAAGCAAAACTTCAGCGAATTAATCAAAAAAGCAAATATAATAGAACCCTATATCCCAACAGTCCAACCAATGGGCTATGGTCAACTTGCATCATTTAATGCTTCTCTAGCTGAAAATTTTCCTTCCAGTTTAGAAAATTTTGTTGTAATTACCAATAAGACATTTTTACAATTAATTGGAATTTTTAAAAAACGCTGTTGGGAAACTTTTAATCCTTTATACTGGTTAAATCTCCTTATATATCTACCTCAAAATTTATTGCAATATTTAGGTTTTAGCGGAAAAAATATTTTCACTAAATTACTACAACTTCTTTGGTGGATAATAGGTATTTTCACAGCTACGGCTACTCAGCTTTATCCAGATTTATGCCGTCAGATCGTAGAACAGGTTTTACAAAAATTTTCTCTACTCTGACACATTCCTCTGGTAGATCAAATGTTTCCTGAATAGCCGTTGCCAGTCTACATGCCCGCATTTGACTAGAAAAACCACCAATGGAAACGTAAAAACTTTTGAAAACGCCTTGCTCTATGCAAGGCGTTCTTTTAATTTCCAGCCAGTGCAAAATTTTCTTCAACACTACTATGCCCCCTTTGCTGATTTTTCAGTAGCCACCTCAAATAGGTACTCAAAGCTTTTCCTATATTTTTTCATAAGAAAAGTTATTTCAGGTAACTCAAAACTTTTGAATCCACGTAGCCTAGCAGATAGCGCTTGATAATTCATTCCTAGCTCATTAGATACGCTTTGCAAGCTATCTCCGTTCCTACTCATTTCCGCTATTAAATTAGGGAAAATATATACAACTTTTCTTCTTACCATTTTTACCTCCTCATCTCACTTATATTTTAAACGCAAATTGCGTTATTCAATTATTATGTTAAACGCATTACGCGTTTTTGTCAATCTTTTATTGAATTTTTAATTGCAATTTGCGTTATAATGTGTTAAATTGTATTCATGGAAGGAGTACTACTATGAATATCTATATTGAATTTGGCAGACGATTAGCCTTTATACGTCAAAATTCAAAGCTATCACAATCGCAAATTGCGCAAAAACTTAATATCGCACAATCAACATACGCAGGATACGAAAAAGGAGTACGTAAAATTCCTTTAGAAATCATTGTCCAACTATCAAAAATTTTAAATATTAGTCCTACTATACTAATATTGGGCGATGAAGCAAATATTGTTAAAGATTACACTATATCTGAACAAGAATTAATAAAAAAATATCGCCAACTTACTGCCGAGCAGCAAGGGGCGATAGAAAATAGTATAAATTATTATATTAAGGCAAATAAGAAAGATCAAACAACGGAAAACGGCGAAGCCCCGTTCGAAAACAAGGTCGGGTAATATATGTTGATTTCAGTTCTGATCGTCACGGTAACGATTAAATAAATATTATAGTCCCGGGGAGAGTGTTTAGTGATGAAAAAAATTTTATTCGCAATACTTATGATTTTAATAATTTCTACTACATCTGGATGCGGTTCTAATGACACAAAAAACGCTGATCAAAACAAACCGAACGTATCCCAATCAACGAACAATTCGGAAGAAAAAATTAAAGTAACAAAAATAGCTTCTAACTCTAATCTTATCGCTAAAGCAATGAATATAGACAATGAAAAAGCAGTGGAAATTGACGGTATTTTATCTGCCATCGGGCTTGAAAAAATCACTTCTATGTACAAAATGACAGATACCGCTTATCAAATAACTGCTCCACCATTATCAAATCAAAAAGTAGATGTTATTTTAGTTATGTATGTTAAACCAAATAATACTATTGATAAAATTATATTCAGAAATAACAAGTTATATGAATCCGGAAATATTTTAAACACTCTCACTGGTACTATTTTATCTGACAACGAACGAAATATTGCAATGAGAGAAGCTGAAAGAGCAGTAAAATCTATTTTAAAAGACCCTGATTCCGCAAAGTTCAGCGGTAATTATTGGGTAACTAAAAATAATAATATTATTCGCGTTGTTGGTACAGTATATGCAAAGAATAGTTTGAACGCTGTCGTTTTAAGTAAATTTTTTGTAGATATGGACAGTAAATACAAAGTAATTGATGTAAAAGCAGAATCATTGTAAAAAACAAAATATTTTATATAGAAAGAAGGTTTCTAATTTGTTAGACGGTATGAGCGGAATCAAAATTTCTGATGTTTTGGGTCTTTCTGAACCTTTATCAAAATTAATTGATGTTGCTTCAGCTGCCTGTGGAAAAGTTTACGAACCATTACATATAAAAAAATTGGCAGACGCAAAAGCATACGAAATAAAAAAAATATCTGAAGCAATAGAATCAACAACAAATCTCGCCTCACACTATGCCGACGGTCAAGTAAATGTTGCCAATCAAATTCCACTTACTTTAGAAGAAAGAGCCAAAACCCGAGCAACTTTCCAAGAAATACAAAAACAACAAAATGTTGAAGCAGTAGTTGTCAATGCCTATAAAGAATTAGAAAATGAATCTGAGGTAAGTCCAGAACCAGTCAATAAAGACTGGATACTGCGCTTTTTTAATTCTATAGAAGATATCAGCGATAAAGATATGCAAGAACTTTGGGGGAAAGTATTAGCCGGTGAAATCAAAAAACCAATGTCATATTCGCTAAGAACACTAGAAAAATTACGCAACTTATCAAAAAACGAAGCCTTTTTATTTCAAAAAGTCTACAAAAACTCATTCACTATAAAAGGAGGGGATTATGCTCTATTGGGCGACACTTCTGTGTTAGCATCGCATCAAATTTCATATGAAAATTTATTGACATTGTCTGATTGCGGTTTATTAAATATCGCTAACTATATAGAATACACAGCAAGATTGTCAACTCAGGGAGATATAGTCACCGCCAATAAAAACTATACTATAATTGGTACTTCATTTGATAATAATTCTGAAATCAAAATTCCTGTTTATCCATTTACATTAACCGGCAATGAAATTTCACAAATTATATATAATACTTCTGATAAAATCACACCTACCATGCTTATTTCCGTAACCGATAAATTGAGAAACTCCTATAAAAACTTTGGATTCCATGTATTTAAAATAGATAAATATTTCGATAATAAGAGGGGTATAACCGTTGGTGAAAAGATATACTAATTTTATTATATAAAAACAAAATAGCCGCCCGGTGTTGGCGCACCGAACGGCTGTGTAATAACCCCACCCCGTTAAAAGTAAGGCTGATTACGCTAATATTATAACATATTGCAACCAGCCTTTACTACTTTATACACAATTTTAAAGAAAGGCTGGTTTTTTATATGAAAAAAAGACGATCAAACGGTGAAGGCGGTCTATCATGGGACAAGGAACGCCAAAAATGGTGCGGCACACTGCGCGATACTAACGGCAAACCGCATAAATTCAGGCATGTTGATAAAGTAGAAGTAATCAACTGGCTCAATAAAATGCGCCTTGTATACAGCAGTTTAAATCCGCTCTACAGCTATGATACTACTTTGCAGGATTTTGCCTTTGCCTTCATAAAAAATAAGGCTGCCAATCCTAAAATAGCTGAAAGCACTGTTAATTATTATACCTACCTGGCTTCAAAGCTTTATCCGCTGGCAAACGAAGTGATGAATAAAATCACGCCTGAAGATATCAATGCCTTTATTGCAGAAGCTGATCTATCAGCTTCCAATAAATCAAAGGTATATAAATTCTTAAAAATCCTATTTGGAGCTGCAAGGAAAAATAACCTTATTCTTGAAAATCCTATGGATATAGCCATTGTTCCGGAGTATGAACCGGAATACGATGAACCGTTTACACCGGAAGAAATAAAACTTATTATCACTAAATTAAAAAACACGCCTAAATTTTTACGCTATTATGCCCTCTGTTCACTTGAAAGTGTTATAGGCGCACGTATAGGTGAAATTTTGGGAATCGAGCGCAGTACATTAAACTTTGAAAAAAATTACTGCAAAATAAAAGATGCAGTAAAAGCTGATATAAACGGCCGAACCTATGTGGGGAAAACCAAAACCAAAGCTTCTGTTAGGATACAATATTTTGATGCCGGTATAGGTAAAATCCTGCAAGACTACTTGGCAGCGTGCAATGTAGATAGTAAATATTTATTCTGCACAGCCAACGGAACGCCTATCAGCGTCCGTAATATGCAAAGAGCATGGAAGATGATTTTAAAGCATGCTAACGTGCGTTACCGCAGCTTCCACTATCTGCGCCACAGCTTTATAACAGAAATGTTTATTCAAGGTTATGCTGCAGCAGACATTGCTGCTGTAGTAGGTCACAGCCGTTTAGAAACAACCAACAAATATGCCCTGCGCCGGCAGGACAAAGTTTTAGAGATTGCCAAAACAGCCGCCAACATTTATAATATTGCTTAGAAAGAAAGCACCGTTTTGATAAACGGTGCTTCTATAATTATGGGGAACAGTTGGGGAACTTATACCCCAAAATACTGTCTTTTTAGCCAAAATTTCGGTATTACCACGCTCAGACAACAGATCACATAAAATACCGTAATCGCTGCATTTATGCGCTTACAGGGCATTTTTTACGCAAGATTTTATTTTAAAACCCTTGCCTACGAATCAAAAGGTCGCAGGTTCGAATCCTGCCGGGGCCACCAGAAATTAAAGCTCACTTCTTGCGAAGTGAGCTTTTTTGTTTGCCTATTTATTTTACGAAGGCCGCAGCGGGATCGTAAAGCTGAAAGTACTGCCTGCCCCTAAGGTACTGACAGCGCTTACTGTTCCTCCATGACTTTCGACCATCCATTTCACCATCGCCAGCCCTAAACCGGTACCGCTGTCGTCACCACTGCTGCGGGCGGTATTGACTCTGTAAAAACGTTTCCAGATTTTTGGCAGCTCGGCTGCGCTGATCCCAATGCCATCATCGCGAACAGTACCGACCGCATTTTTACCGTCACTCTTTAAAGTAAGCCAGATCTGCCCCTGCTGCCTGCCATACTTTACCGCATTAGTCAGCAGGTTAAGCCAGATACGCATCATCAGAGTCTGATCAGCTTTAACTAAGATTCCCGGTTCGATCTCTGCCGTCAGCGTGACCGCTTTGGATTCTGCCAGCCCCTGGGCTTCCTCTGCCACCATCTCGGTCAGTTCGCTTAAATCAAATTCTTCCAAATGCAGGCTTTCTTTATGCCTGTCCGCCCGAGACAGCTGCAGCAGCTGATTGACCAGCTTCGACATTTTCCCGGCCTGCTGCAGCACTCCCTGCAGTGCCTGCTGCTTGCTTTCCAGATCAGGCGACTGTAAACCACATTCAGCCTGCGCGATGATCACCGAGGTCGGTGTTCGCAATTCGTGGGAAGCATCGTCGGTAAACTGTCGCTCGGCTTCAAAAGCATCCTCAAGTCTGGCAAACATCCCGTCAAAGGTTTTCGCCAGCGTATCGATCTCATCATCAGCGCCTTCCAGTTCGATCCTTTTGGACAGATCACTGCCGCTGCTGATCTGCGCGGCTGCTTCCGTGATCCGTGTTACCGGACGAAAAGCCTTTTTAGTGATCCAGTAGCCGCCCAGGGCAGCCAGTAGGACCAGCAGCGGAAAAAACAATGCGCACTGCCGCAAAATCTTATCCCGTTCCGCATATGCAGAACTGAGCGGTACCGTTCCACGTACCCAGTAAAAATTATCAGCATGACGCGGTTTAAAATAAAAGTCATATACAAACCAGTTTTGCTGGTCACTTCCGGCCTTCTGCAGCAGCTCGTCTGCAAAGGGTGTTTCCGGCAGACCGCTGGCCACAAGGCCCGTGATCATCTGACCATTCTCGTGATATACAGCAAGCCTGACCCCGTCCTTTAAAAAATCCAGTTTCTCCAGACGCAGACGGCCATTGCTTTCGACCTTCAGTTCTTCGGCAAAATCATAGACCTCTTCTTCCAGCTTGTTCTGTACGCCCAACAGCAACACCTTGTCTGTTGCCAGCAAAACAGCCGTAAAAATAGCACTCAAAATTATCACGATCAACCCTGTATACCACAAGGTTATTTTCATTTTAACAGACAGCTTTTTCATAAAGTCTCCTTCAGCACATAGCCGGCGCCGCGCACTGTCTGGATAAGTTTTTTCTCAAACCCGTCATCTACTTTTTTCCGCAGATAGCGGATATATACGTCGACTACATTGGAACCGCCCTCAAAATCATAGTCCCAAACATGGTTTTCGATTGTTTCGCGTGCTAAGACTACGCCCTGATTGCGCAGTAAATACTCCAGAACAGCAAATTCTTTAGCGGAAAGCTGCAATTCGCGCCCGTCTCTGCTGACGCGGCGGCTGTTCAGATCCATTTCCAGACCACCGCACTGCAGCACGTTCGACACCTGTCCATTGCTGCGGCGCAGCAGCACCCGTAAACGCGCCACCAACTCGTCAAAAGCAAATGGTTTGACTAAATAATCATCAGCCCCCAGATCAAGACCGGCGACGCGGTCTTCAACACTGCCCCGCGCCGTCAGCAGCAGCACCGGAGTTTTATCGCCGGCATTACGCATTTTTTTCAGTACCGACAACCCATCGACTCCGGGCAGCATAATATCTAAAATGACGGCATCATAGGCTGTAAGCTGTAAATAATCAAGAGCTTCCAGACCATCGCCGCAGGCATCGACGCTGTAACCGCTTCCCTGCAGCTGCTTTTTCAGCACCTCACGCAGGTCAGGCTCATCTTCCACAAATAAAAGTCTCATAGCCGCAACCTCCTCAATTATTTTTATTATAGCACAAGCCTAAAAAAACCTGGTCTTTCCTATTTTCCAAGAAGCCTTCTACTAGAATTTTACAATAAAAAAGCAAATTAACGAATAAGTTTTTAAAATAAATTTTTATTAAATTTTCTTTTAATCTTCTTTTAATCTTTCCGCGTTATAATAAAGACAAAGAAAACGCCGAATAAAGAAAACGGCGTAAGGAGGTAAAAAACATGACTAGAAAAATCCTGGCGATCATCGCCGCCGCAATCTGTACATTAGCAATCACAGCAACCGCTTTTGCCGCTGAGTTCATCAACGCCGATCAGGCACGCAGCATCGCTGCACAATGGGTACCTGCCGGCAGCACTCATCTGGTAACCAAAGACGAAAGCCACAAATACGCAGCTTATTACGAAGTAAAATTCTACGACAACGCTACCAACACCGAATATGAAGTTGAAGTGCTCAAAAACGGCGGCGCTGTAAAAGAATTCAAAATGGATGCCCAAACAGTTCTCGGCAGCCCCAGAGTCGTACTATCTGCCGCTGATGTCCAGGACCTCGTTCGCAAAGAATTCCCCAACGCAACCTTCACTAAAGTAAAACTTGACAGCGACGACGGCCTTTATGAATATGAGTTGAAATTCTATACACCCGAATTACGCGGCGAAATGAAATTCAACCCTGAAAACGGCGCTCTGATGGAAAAAGAACTTAAATACCAAGTTCGCTGAGCCATCCCCCCCAAAATGCACTGTAAATGTGCCGATTGCTAACGCAACAAAGCCACTGCCGCACTGTGATAAGTGTGACAGTGGCTTTGTCTTTTTTATTATTAAGAAATCAAAAATGATAAGCCAAGTCAAGCCGGGCCCCGATCTCCCGTCCACCATTAGACCAGTCCCCGCTAAGGCTGCCGCCAGCCGACCATTTTCGGCTGAAATCATGCCTGACATAAGCCGCCGCCACAAAATGGTTCCTGCCCTCTCCCCAACTGCGTACCGGCAGCAGGGGCCCGCATTCATCTTCAGCAAAGCAGACTTCCATAAGCTGCCGCTCGCCAGCCAGGATACGCTTATAACCCAGGCGAATGCCATAACCGCCCGTACCCTCACTGCGGTCAAAGGATAAGCCCAGCTCCCCTTCGGCATAATTATCACTATAACTGCCAAAACTGCGGTCAAAAACACCTGCACCATGCTCTCTAAAGGCCTTCTGCCTATAATGGGTAAAATTGAGCCTGGCATAAGGACTGACATGCCACAATTCTTCCGGCTTTCCATAATCCAGATCATAGGCATACTCAACGCCTATCCCCAACGTTTTACTGTCATAGCCGCTTTCAGCGGTCTGCCCCAGTACCGGCAGATAAGCGGTACCCTTATTGGCCTGTAAACCATAGCTGACAAAGCCTGTTATACTGCCGGGTTTGTTTTTATTTCCAGCATATAAGCCCAATGAATAACTGTCATATTCGCCGCTTCCCGCAGCTCCGCTGACAGTATTGCTGCCGTAATCAAACAACAGACCATAATATCCATGTTCATCGAAAAGAAAATCCTTGCCAATGGTCAGATTATAGCCGTGCCCATTTATGCCGCCAATGCGTCCCCAGCGCTTGTTATTCAGCATCCACAATCCGTCCTGCCGCGCCAGTGCCGGCTGCTCATATACCGCTCTCATTACAGAGCCGTTTTTCATGGCATCATGGGCCAGATCCAGCAGCATCCCATTTTCTATTTGCGAAAAAGCGGCTGCAGCATTAGTTTTATCCAGGGCATACAGCCTGTACATCTGTTTTTGCCGGTCACTATCCAGCGAAAAATACATATTATTCAAAGCAGCAAAGGTAGCGCTGTTGCCGCCGGTATTATTACTGACAAAAGTAGTAAGCTTGCCATCTTTATTATAGACTACTATTTGGGCATCCAGCATCCCGGAAAACTCCTGTTCTGTACTGCTCCCTGAAACTATGCTATTCGCAGTAATAAATACGCCGCTGACTCCGGGGGCAGCACTATCAGCCGCTTTGACCTCCATCCTGTCGATATGGGCAGCGCCGTCTACATTAAGACAATTATATTTTTTACCGTCTGTATTGAGCAATATCGTACCACTGCCGTTGAAGCCGCCCCTAACCTGCATATTTTCGATGCTGCCATAACTGCCGGCCTGCACTCTGCCATCGTTATACAAGCTGCCATTGACCGTGCCTTTGCCTGTAATCGTGCCACTGCCTGTACTATAAGCATCGCCGGCCACAGAGCCATCTATTTGCAGCGTGCCCTCTGCTGCGATAGAACTGCCCTGATAGGTATTGCTGCCGGTCAGATTCAGAATGCCCTCCCCCTGTTTTATCAGCCCGGCGTGCAATCCTACCAGCCCGGTGTCTGCAATTTGCTTGTTGAAGTCTTTGATATATTGCTCAACCATATAACGGTTATTATCTTCCGGCGCTTTATCCAGCCAGTTGGTTTTATAGTACAGCCAGCGATCATGCAGATCTTTGACATCGCTGTCAGCTCCTGCCAAATCAATGCCGTTTCCTGAACCAAGCGGATCAGCGGCAATATAACCTGCGCGTATTTCTTTGATATCATTGCTCCAGACAGAATCACAGCCCTGAGTATCCACGCTGTATAAGGCCTGCTTTTCAGCCTTTCCATGTACCGTATAAGCATCGCTGATATCGCCGGCACTCAGCCGCCTGACATTGACAGCGCCCAATCCACGAACAGCTTTCCCGGCATCAACCACTCCCTGCCCGAACAGTGCCTCTACAGGTACATTTTCAAAAACATCCAGTTTGATTTTTTTTAGCTCCTCTGCTGATTCTATGCCATAAAACCCATAAAAAAGCTCGCCATTCTTTTCGTAGGCTTCCTCTAATGCTTTATCCGTATCCGTTTTTTGACCAGGGAAAAATACATTTACTTTATATAGGCCTGCATCGTCCTGCACATTTATAAAGAACCCGTCCACAGCCGTAAGCTGATTGTTGGCAGTGCTCAGCAGCACATCGCCGATCTGTTTGCCGCCAAGATAGGGAAACGCCTGCTGGACCAAGGCTCCCACGCCTGTTACCAGCGGGGCAGCCTGAGAAGTACCATACTTAGTTACATCCGTTTGACCAGCAGCCGCAAAGTCAGCATTAGCGGAAGCAATCGCAACACCCGGAGCGTTTAAAACGCAGTCCTCTCTATATTGGGCCAGATCGGAGAAAATTGCTATAGAATTGCAGCTTGCATCAAAGCCGCCATTACTGTTACGCCGCAGTGCCGCAGCATCGCTTGCAGTAACAGTAATAAAATTGTTGCTCAAACTCCGGTCAAAAACAGGGCTGGTATTTTCTATACTCGCCATAGTGTGACCGTCATTGCCAGCAGCCCACACTAAAAGCTTATCGTTGGCCACCGCTTCTCTGAACTGTATGGTATTGCTATAAAGATAATCCTGCCATTCCGGGTTGCCTGCAGGAGTAAGAACGCCACTTCGCACCAACTCATAAGCCTGCTTATCATTGATGTTCGTCAAATAGCAACCGGTTCCCCAGGAATTATTGATAACCTTGATTTCCGGATGCTGCACATAATAAGCATAAAGGTCCTTGCGGCTCTCAAACGAACCGTCACTGTAATAAATCCTACCGGCAGTAGAGCCCTTGATCTCGGCATCAAAAGCCATACCATGCATACCCAGGCCGTTTTTAGATGCGGCCACGACACCTGCCACATGAGTACCATGAGTAAAATTCTCCCAATTATATACTCCGGCACCAGCCACATTGATCATCTCAGAATTTTGCTTTAGATCAAATTCAGGACTAAGCAAATTGATAGGATCATCACAGACACCCACAACGACGCCTTTTCCTGTATAGCCCTTGGCATAAGCCGACGCCGCATTCACCGCATCCAGCACATTATATCCCATCTCATTATATTCAGCTGTTTTAAAACTGTCGGCACTTTGCGCGTTGGCAAGGCTGCTCATCAGCATCAGCATTGCCAAACTGTTTAAAGACCTTTTCCACGGCATTTTAGCTCAGCTCCTTAGTGATTTACTGCCATATATATACGAAGGCTGATCCCCGCTCCGCTTTGATCATGGCGCCAAAATAATTACAACGACTGTCTTTTGGTGAACAAAAATAAAAGCCACTATGTTATTACATAGCGAACGATATTTTTAAGCAAAAAAAAATATTCTATATATAATATTATAACATATATTATATATAGAACATAAATCCTTCATAAATAAAAAATTAGTTTTTTCTGCCTTTATTCTTTTGTCAGCATTTCCAGCTCAGCCTCGCTCAAACCGCAGCCGCGCAAAACGGCTTCCGTATCCTCGCCCAGCCTGGGCGCCCGTTTTTGCAGCGTTCCCGGCGTTGCCGACATTTTCATGGCAAAGCCCAGCTGCTTATAAGTGCCGATCTCTTCATCTTCTACCGTCAGCACCATTGCATTCGCACTGGTCTGCTCCGCAGCCAAGGCTTCGTCAAAATTCAGTACCGGCGTTACGCAGGTATCCTTCCCCTCCAAACAAGCCGTCCACTCCTGCATGGTTTTAGTCCTGAAAATCCCGGTCAGCTCGTCCTTAACGCGCTCATGCTGCGCTTCATCGTCCAGGGCATCGATAAGGTCGGCGCGGTCTAAGGCCCGGCAAAGGTTGCTCCAGAATTTTTTCTCCAGGCACCCTACCGAAACATAACGGCCGTCCCGCGTTTCGTAGATATTATAGTTGGCATATGCACCGGTCAGCCAGTTATTGCCGCGTTCGGCAACGAAACCGCTGCCGAAATATAAACTGGCGGCGCCGGGCATCAGGGTCAGCGCCGTATTATACAGCGAGATGTCTATTTCCTGTCCGGTCCCGATCTGCTCGGCATGGCGCACAGCCATCAGGATACTCATGCCCGCCATCAGCGCCGCATTCATATCCGCCATCAGAATACCCGGTATCGCCGGCCTGCCTCCGGGTTCGCCGCTCATCGACGTGATGCCCGCCAGGCTCACATAGCCGATATCGTGGTCAGCCTGGTCGACCAAAGGCCCCCGCTTGCCATAGCCTGTGATCGCGCAATAAACTATTTTGGGATTCAGCCTGCTCACGGTCTCATAATCAATACCTAAACGCTTTAAAACGCCGGGCCGATAGCTTTCCAAGACTACGTCCGCCGTCTGCACCAATTTTAAAAAGGCCGCTCTGCCGGCGTCGCTTTTTAAATCCAGCGCAACGCTTTTTTTATTGCGGTTCAGCTGCAAATGCCAGTACCCGAACCCGTTTTGAAATGGCGGGAAGCTGCGCGAATAATCGCCGCGCCCCGGCTCTTCGATTTTTATTACTTCCGCTCCGAAGTCCGCCAAAAGCATACTGCAATACGGTCCCGGCAAAAGCCGCGACAAATCCAGGATCCTGATACCGTCAAGTGCACCCACGTCAACACCGCCTTCTTTAATGATCTGCTAACAACATTATATCACAAGGAATATGCGGGCAAACTCTCTGCTTTAATTATACCCACGGCAATATTATAAAACAAATACATAATAACACAGATATTTTACATTTTCAGGCGCTGCGCTATTTGACAGCAGCCCCCGCTTTAGTTACAATGGAAGATAAGCATTAAGTAAAAAAAACTTTGGAGGCAGAATAAAAAATGAACAAAACTTTAATGATTATTATCGCCGTCGTTGTTATTTTCGCCGGCATTATTATGAGCGGCTACAACAGCCTTGTTTCCATGAATGAAAACGTCAACGGCAAATGGTCGCAGGTCGAGAACCAGCTCCAGCGCCGTAACGACCTGATCCCCAATCTGGTCAATACCGTTAAAGGCTATGCTGCTCACGAAAGCGACGTTTTTAAAGCCGTATCCGATGCCCGCGCTAAATTAGGCGGCGCCAAGACAGTTGCCGAAACCAGCCAGGCCAACGGCGAATTGAGCAGCGCTCTTTCCCGCCTGCTGATGATCGCAGAAAACTATCCTGACCTGAAAGCCAACACCAACTTCCTGCAGCTGCAGGACGAGCTGGCCGGTACGGAAAACCGCATTGCTGTGGCCCGTATGGATTACAACGGCGCAGTTCAGGGCTTCAACGCCAAGATCAAATCCTTCCCGACTGTTCTTTATGCCGGTATGTTCGGTTTTGACGCCCGTGATTACTTTAAAGCAGACGAAAGCGCAAAAACTGTTCCGCAAGTACAATTTTAACCGATAACGGAGCTCACTGATTATGAAACGTTGGCTCGTCCTTTTGATGCTTCTGATCCAGGCGGTCTTTGCCGTAGGGGCAGAAGCGGCGATCCAGGTACCACCTAAGCCAAGCGTGTCCTCCGGCATCTACGTGCAGGACTA